TGATGTTCGTGCCGCGGAACTCGATGGAGTTGAAAGTGAACGTCAGCCCCTGCATCGTGTCGATCACTGCGGGCACTGCGGGCATTTCATTCTCTCCAGCGGATGAAGATTTGGATCTCGATCACGAAGTAGGACGGCAGATCCTGCCCATCGGTGAGGTAGACGGCCGTGCCGTCTCGATCACTCCCAACGTGCACGTGGTCGATGATGGCCCCATAGGCAGTGCCGGTGAAGTTCTGGACCGCACCGACGATGGCGTCGGCCACGGTCCGGGCCGATGTCCATGTGGACCCGCACACCTCGAGCGTGAACTCCCCATCCGCGAAGCCCGTCAGGCCGCTCGTCTGGAGTGGCCGCTCGGTCGATTCCCGGGAGTAGACGACGAACGGCAGGGCCGCGGATTCCGACACGGCCACCGGCCAGGCCAGAGCCCCGGCGGTGGTCTCGATCGTGGCCTTGAGCCATGCCTCGGGCGAACTCATTCAGCCTCCCCGGCCGGGTCGGCCTCGATCACGCCAGCGGCCAGGAGCTCGGCCAGGAGGGCGGCATCGACGAAGAGGGCATCGCCGGGTACGTAGGGGCCCCAGGGAGCGGTGAACTTGACGAGGATGGATTCCATGATGGATCTCCTGGTGGTCAGAGTGCGGCGCGGCGGGCTGCTTCCTGGGTGGCCCGCTCAAGGCTCACACCCATTTCGATTTCCATGTTCGACAGGATGCCGGACCGCTTGGAGGCGAGCGTGTCGCGGAGCATGTGCTTCGGGGGCATCGTGCCGGTGGAGCCCTGGCCAGCGCTGAAGGAGTTGCCCCGGATTCCCTTCCGGCGGCGCGGCTTGCTGCCTTGCTCGACGAGGACCGAGTGGTCCCCCTTCTGGTTCTTCTTCTTTCCCTTGCGGGAAAACCCGACGATGCCCATGGCGGTCCCGCGGAAAGCCTCCCCGCCTCCGCGGGAAACCTTGGTGCCGAACTTCACCACGGTCGTCACCGATCGCCGTAGGTTGCCGGTGGCCCCTCGCGGGGTCGCGGCCTTGAGCGCCGGCGTGAAGGGCTTGATCGATCGCCGGATAGCGGCCTTGAGGTGCTTCCGGGCCAGCGATCCAGGGAGCTTGGCAAACGCGCGGATCAGGTCGTCCAAGTCCCTGTTCGACTTGTCCGAAAAGAACGCAGAGAAGAACAGGCCAGGGGCGCTCATGTCTTTTTCTCCGCGGCCTGGATCGTCTGCTCGGGATCGGCGTCATCCCCGACGACCGAGGACACCACCAGGATCCGGCCGAGCCGGCTTTCCCACACGATCCGGGATGAACCGTCGAGGCCTGGGACCGATGGCACCACGATCAGGTAGGAGGCCTGCCCGGAGGTCTGGCCCTGGTCCTGGGATTCGCTGTAGCCGATCTGCTCGATCGATCCCCGGCGGCGGGCGATCTTCACCCAGGAGATCGAGGAGATCTCACCGACGGCGTTCCGCGTCTCGACGGGCCGCTCGAAACGGAAGGTGTGCGTCTTGTTGCCGGCGGCGGTGCGGTCGCCCATCAGTAGGCTCCGGTGATGGAGATCGACGCCAGGAGCGTCTCGATGCCCATGGGGAGCTCGTTGACGCTGCCGGGGACCACACCCTCGCGGTGCTTGAACCCGTGGGCGACGTAAAGCAGGATCACGGACTCGGCGGCGGGCTCGATCCGGCCGCCAGCGGGGGGCCCTGCCCAGAACGTCACCACGAGCGGGGCGTCATCGTCGAACGTCGGCCAGGTGGTGAACCGGATCACCGCCGGGGTGGAGTCGGAATCGATGGAGTAGGTGGCCGGGTTGATCGCCACTCCGCCCACGGTGATGGCCAGCGGGTGTGTCCCGTCCACCAGGAGAGGCGGGAGCGGAATGCGGAGCTCGTCGCGGTGGTGGTAGTGGTGATGCCAGAGGCCGTGATGGTGGCCGTGGTTGTCGAGGTCACCGACGATGGTGGCCCGGAACTGCCGAGTTGCCAGCGTCGTCCCGAGGCGCTGCTCGACCAGCCGGCGGCCGGTGGAGATCAGCCGCAGCAGGAGAGCGTCGTCGTCGGACTGCTCTGGCAACAGCCCGACCTGGCCCTTCGCTGCCGCGAGGGACACGGGCTCGACCTCAGGCTCGTTGAGTTGCTTCAGGGAGCGGAGCTTGAGCATCGGCCCTCCGGATCACTTCGCGGCGCGTTGGATGTGCTTGGGCTTCGGGGCATCGGCTCGCTCGACGGGAAGCTCCGCCGGCTCGGGGGTGGCGACGAACGTGGCCAGGCCGCAGTCGACGAGGTGGCGGGCCATCGCCTCGGGGAGTTGGACGACGGCCCCGGCGGCGTGGTCGCCATAGTCCTGGCGGAACTTGATCGAGACGGTCGGCATCGGAGAACTCCGGAAAGGGGGGCGGCCGGGCGAGGGGTGAGCCTCGCCCGGCCGCTGGAGACGGGCGGGAGTCAGGGGCCAGGGGATCAGGTGCCCTGGAGGATGGCACCGGCGTAGGACGGGTCGTGGTTCGCCAGGCCGAAGCGGCCGTGAGCGAGGTAGACCGTCTGGTTTTCGCGGGCCTTGAGCTCACGGAGCGGCGTGACCGAGAGCTCCTTCCGCATGGCGATCGCGGTCGTCATCTTGAACGCCCCGTAGACCGCGAGGACGTTGGCCGGGAGGAGGTCCGACTTGTAGACCGGCACGCCCCACACGGTCGGGATGGGAGCCCCGCCGCCGACCATCGGCTGGACGAACCGCGTCCCCTCGAGGGCGAGGAGTTGGCCCCAGCCGGCACCGCTGACGACCCAGGCGAAATCGCCCATGACCATCGGATCGATCGAGCCGATGACGGTCCCAACGTTGGCCGCGGAGATCACCGAGCCGGCCGCCACGGTGGCCTTCCGGCCAGCGGAGATTCCGGCGTAAAGACCGGCGATCGAGTTGCCGACATGGCCCTGGAGCCAGACGGTATCCGCGAACTTCGCGAAGCCGTTGCCGATGGCCTGCGTGACGTACCCGGCGACATCGAGCGGCGAGTCGTCGAGGAGGTTGTTGCTGATGTCGACTTCGGCCTTCGCGTCGAACACCGTCAGCGAGACCTTCGACGTCGTCGGATCCTGCGCGGTGGGCGCGGTGTTCTCGGCCACGAAGTCGGCGGTCACCAGGCCGAGCTTAGGAACGTCGACCGTCCGGCTGTTCGTCGCGATCGTCGTGGCCAGCTGGGCCCCGATGGACTGCCGGTTGATGATGTTCACGATTTCGTTGTACAGGTCCGTCGGCGGGTTGAACTCGGGCCCCGCCCCGGCAGAGCCGGTCTCGGAGAGCGCCCGGGCCTGGACCGTGCCATCGCGGAGACCGCGGAGGTACTGGGAGATCCGAAGCAGACGGGCCTCGTCGGAGTATCGCGAACCGCCGAACTGGGCCAGCTGCTGGGCCTTCGCCTTCTCCGGATCGTCGGAGCCTCGATGCTCGGCCACGTTGCTGGCAGCGGTGCGGAGGCGGGCAAGCCGGGCGTCGGTCGCGTTCTCCCGCTCGAGCTCGACCGCGATGGAGTCGGCCCGGGCTTCGAGCTCACCGAGGCGGCCGAGGTTGTCGGCCTGCTCTTGGTCGCTCTCGGGGGCGGCCGATCGGAGAGCCTCGATGTCCGTGTGGATCTTCGATGCCTCGTCCTGGAGCTTGCGGCGGTTGCTGACGGGATTCATCGGGGATCTCCGTGGGGCGGTGTGCGGTGTCGACGATGACGCACGATCACGGAGAATCCGATGTCGGTGAAGTTGCCGGTGGTAACGTACAACCGACTTACTTCCGGCACCCGCACGGGCAGTCCTTTTCACATCGCATCTCGATCCGTCCGTCGGGCCGATAGATGCCGCCCTGGCATTTCCCCCCGCATCCACACTTCCCCGGTGCCGGTGCCGGTGGCGGCGTCGGAGCCACCTCCGGGGCGAGGCTGGCGTAAGCGGCGGCGACGGCCGCGGCGGCGCGTGGGGGCTCGCGGTCGATCTCCGCCGGGTCGGCGGAGAGGCTGGCGAGAAAGGCGAGGAGGGAGCGGTAGAGGGTCATCGGGTTGTGCCTTCATCGGCGGGCTTCTCCGGAGCGGGCGATCGCCGCTCCTTCTCTGCCCGCATGTCCGACTTCCAGACCTCGAAGCCTTCCTCGCACAGCGACGGCGGCCCGCCTTCTTCGTTGGGCACATCGCCGCGGCATTGCGGGCAACCGTCGTAGTGCCGGGCGTAGCGCGGATAGCGGACTCGCGTATCGAGGTCTGAGACCTTGCGATCGAGAGCCGCCAACGTCCTTGGGATCAGCCCGGCCGACTGGAGCCGCTGGTCATGGTTGGCCAGCTTCGCTTCGATCTTGTCGATCCGATCGATGGCGGCGCTGAGCCTGAGTCGCTGTTGAAAAGGGAACAGCCCCAAGGCCGCCGCTCCGACCAAGAGCGACACGACAATGCATCCGGCGGCGATGACATTGAGCCAGTCGATCACCGCTGGATTGCTGTTCTTCATCACCAGCCCTCCCCATGATCTACGACACGGTGCCCGTCGGCATCAACCGCCGGCGCGTGAACAAGCTGCCGGCCGTCGGCCTGCGGAGGTGCGGGCTCGGCAGCCATCGCCATCCACAGCCCGAGCCGGGCGGCGATCCGGGCCAGCCGGCCGACGGCGGCGAGGACCGGACGCTGCGGAGTCGGGTTGATCGGGCTCGACGGCGAGGAGCCGAGCCACCAGCCGAGGGCGAGGGCGACGAGGACGATGGAGACGAGCTTGCGATCGAGGATCATGGCGGCCTCAGGGGGCGAGGGAATAGACGCTGGCGATGATGCGGGCGGGTTGCGGAGATTTCGCAAAAACTTGCATTTTTCGTGAATCGCTCGGAAGCGTTTCGCTGCTGATTTCAGCGGGCTCCGACGCTTCTGCCGGCGCAGGGGCGGGCTCGAACCACTGGCCGTTGTCGAGGACGCGCCACTTGAAGCCGTCGACGCCGCCGATAGCGAAGCAGTCGCCCTGGTCGAGCGCGGCCTGGATGTTCTCGCGGCTGGCCCAGAAGGAGCCGTCGGGCTGGTCGGCAGGCCACTTCGGCCCCTTGCACCAGTTCTCCGACCACGAGTTTTGGATCAGCCCGCCGTCGCGCGGAGAGCCGTTCTTCTGGTGCCGGACGGCCCAGCACAGCATCGCGTGACTCCAAGGCGTTCCCCTGGAAAGAAAGCCATCGGAGTCCCTGACGGGCATCGTGCGATCGGCCCGGCCATAGCCGACGTTGCTGCACAGCACCACCGGCGAGCCGCGCTCGATCGCCGCGCACAGCTCGTCCCAGGTGTTGACCTGAGCGACCGCAACCGCCTTGACCTTGTTCGCCTCGCGGGCGAGGGCGATCGGCACACCGTCCCGGCCCCACTCGATCGACCGGGGGATCGAGTAGGTCGTGAGATCGACGGAGCCGTACTTCTCGCGGTACAGGATGCCGCCGACGGTCGGGTCTTTGCACTTCCCCGAAATCCATCGGGCGGCAGCGCCACCATAGGAGCCGTCCCCGCCGGTGTTGCGGCCGATCGGCGGGAGCCGCGCGGCTGTCCTGCTTCCGCCGTAGATCGGCTCCGTGCTCACTTCCGGGGGCGGGCGGGCCATCCGGCCCTCGACGAAGTCGACCGACTGAGCCGCGTAGCTACCGAGCCCAAAGGCAAACGAGACGCAGGAGCCGTGGTTGCCCTGGTCCCACGACTTCCACGGGAGCCCGTAGAACGACTGGTGAGCCTTGTTCGTGTGGCGATAAAGGAAGGTGTCGACGCCTTTGGCTTCGGCCATCGCCTCGCCGGCAGCTGCGGCGAACGTCGGGCGATCCAACTCGGAGAGGAACTCCCGCGTTCCTTCCGGGTCGGGGCGGTAGCCGAACCGGCTTTCCACCCCAGCGGCGAGCCGGTGCGTGGCCCGCTCGACGAGCGCGCCGAGGATGGCCGCGAAGACGACGAAGCCGACGGCGGACCATGACCACATCTGCTGGCGGCGCGTCATCGGGTCGCCTCCCGTGCGGCCTGGGCGATGCTCTTGAACGCGTACACCCAAGCCGACCGCTTCTTGGCGTCCACAGGCCCGCCGTCGGTGCCGACTTCGGCATCGAGATAGCGTTTGATCTCATCCTTGACCGCTGGCTGCCGAGCCCCGAGCGACACGCCTTCGCACCGCAGCTCCCGAGCGGCGCGGCGCAGATCGTCAAACGCGGCCCCGGTGCGGAGGCGCGGCTCCTTGGGTCGTCCTTCCTGATCCTGCGGAAGCCCGTCCCACTGGATCTTGTCGGCCAACTCCTCGAGCAGAGCGGCCGTGACGGCAGCATCGGCCGCGGCGTCCGGCCCGACGAATCGTCCCCGGAGATCGAGCCCGACGACCGGCGCGGGGCCGGGGGCGGGGGGCGGCGTTCCATTTTCCCGAATCGAGAACGCGATCATCGCGCCGGCGGCGAGGATCGCCAGGAGCGTGAGCGGGTGCGGGCCGCCGCCTCCTGCCGCTGCCCCTGGCATCCCCAACGGCATGATGCCGGGCGGAATGATGGGCGAGAGTGGCGGCAGTTGCGGCAGCGCGGGCGCGACCGCTGGGCGGGTGCAGAGAAGGTAGGCCACCGCAGCGGCGGCGAGGACGAGGGCGGTCGTCATGCGACGGGCTCCGGGGCGGCGGCGCGGGTGAGCGTCAGGATCTGCTCGAGAGCCCCGCCGGCAGCGGCCAGCACCAGGGCCCGAACCGCCGGCCGGGCCAAGATCCAGAAGGGCTGGAGGTAGAGCGGGACCGCGAAACCGGCGACGGTGTCGAACAGGTTGCCGATCACGCCGAGGGCCCAGGCCTTCTTTGCCGGGCC